GCAGGGAACAGGTGAGGACATGAACGAACTATTAGGACACATGAAAACGTTGGGCAATGAACGGGTTGTGTGTGTGGCCCAGTTGAACAAAAACACGATTCAAATGCGACAGGTCGCTCTGTTGGCGAAGCGGAATGGTCAAAGCGCGTATGCGATTGCGAAGCTGCTAGGGGTCACTCCCCGAACAGTTTCTCTTTGGTTGAAGAAGTAGGGGCGTTGTCGCCGGCGGGAAAGGGAAAACAAACCCGGGCCGGCGACAACAATTCTGTGATGGCCCGTCAATAGTGTAGCAAGGATCTCAAACAAATTGGTTTGAAAATTGTTTCGTTTTGGTTTGATTTTTCTGCTCGCTCGTGTGATACTGGTACCACAAGCAAGTTCAACGAAAGGGAAATCATGAACACCCACACCAAAGCAACTGAGGCCCTCAAGTACTACGAGCTTCAGCTCACTCTCCTTGGGGCTGTCAACGCTCTGAACACCGGCAGCTCTCTCCCCAATGCCACCTACGTACCTTACACCCGCGAGGACGCCATGGCTCAGCTCCCCGCAATCCGTGAGCTGATCGCTCGCCGTGAGCGTGAAATTGAAGCGCTCAAGGATGCTGTGATGGAAGTTGACCTAGGCAACCGCTTCGGCGGACTCGACGCCTACCTGGCGCACTAAGCGCTAAACAGACTGGCCCCGCTTCGGCGGGGCTTTTCTGTTTCCACAAATATGTGCACAATACCGGTATCATTACGAGTATGGATTTTGACACATACGACACAATGCCTGTGGAACAGTTGGCAGACATACGAGAGTATGGTCTAGAACGCCTCCAGAGGGTCACTGAAGCGTTGAAAAATCGTGTCAGGTCTGATTATGCCGACGGGGTTTCTGTGAAGCGTCTGGCGCGTCTGGCGAATGTTTCCCGCGCAACAATTTCTTCCTGGGTCAAATCCTAATTACTGGCACGAATCGCACTGAAGCAAATCCATCGGGTCGATAGGAACTTGAAACCCGTCAAGCTCTTCCATTAGGTCGAGATCTGCCATCAGTTTGGCTGCCGGTCATAGGTGAGTACGGAAGTGAGCAGGGACATGATCCCAGCGAGCGCGGAGACACTCACGACCTGAACCCAATCAACGTCAAGAATGCCCACGGCACCGACACCGATGGTCGCAATGGCAACCTGGGCAATCGTTTTCACTGCGCGTTCTCCGGCAAATCTGAAATAGGCGCTAATCTTCCCCATCAGGGTTTCTCCTTTTCTGTAAGTGATCATCGGCGACAGCGCCACCAATGTAGGAACCAACCACGAGCGTAATCAAAGCAACGCCCCCGGTAATGAGTTCACCGGCAGCCATCCTATCGCCCCACACTGCAAGCGCCCCAAAAAAAATCATCACGGCACCGATGGCCCACGAAGCACCAACATAACGGCGACGGATTTTCCAGTTCGGGTTAGGTCTCATCGGGTCATCACCGCAATCAGGGGTGACACTATGGCTGCCAAGAAACCGAACCCACCGATGGCTTGCCACATCCGCATCTCAAGTTTTCGAATCCGAACCTCGTGGTCTTCGATTTTGGTTTCTGAGTCTGGGAGCGAATTGGCAATCTTCTCAAGCAGTCTTCCCTGCCGTTGCACCTCGAGGTAAATATCCCGCATCGAAACCTTGACACCGACCGTTTCGTTATGATCCTCCATCAGAGCAACCCCTGATTCAGACCGCGTTGGATGGCTGACCAAGTTCCCAAACCCCAAACACCGTCAACCCGCATGTCGTATAGGCCTAGTTCGGCAAGCTTTGCTTGAACACCTCGTCGAGTCTTCGGGCCTGGAATACCGTCAACGGTGACACCCGCAAAACGTTGAACGGAACGCCAAGTCATTGGCCCTGGACGACCATCGAGAATACCCTCGAAACGCCAGCGGGTCTTCAGAGCTGCCTGCCACGCCTTCCAAACCGCCTTCGACTGTTTCCCATTGACAGCAACGGAAACTTTGTACGGCGCACCCAGGGTCGGTTCGTCAGGCTGTGATCCTGTGAAAAAAATCTGGGGATCTTTGGTCGCCCCCCAACGTTGTGCGTACCGAGTTTCAAAGTGTAGGTGCGGGCCGGTACTAGCACCGGTGCTGCCTGAAGTGTAAACAAAGTCGCCTGCTCGAACTCTTTGATTCTTGCGGAGCGGGGTGCGCTCCTGGCCGTGATAGTAAACGGAGAACAAATCGTCGGCGTGTTTGATGATGACGACATGCCCACCACCGGTACGACTGAAACCAACGTGAACGACTATTCCGTCACCGGCTGTAGTGACTGGGAAGACACCGGCAACGTCAACACCTTGATGGAATGCCCGTCGGCCCGAAATTGGGTGAGTACGCCACCCGTATGGGCTGCGTGTGTTGATGCTGCGGTCTGTAGGCCAGGGGTTATGAAGTTTCATTAGTTGCTCCTCCGGTGAAAGTTGAACACGAAAACGTGACGCCCCCAAAACACATCAACGGTAAAGCACCCGAACCTCTGAAGCAAAACACCCCACTGTTTCGTACCTCCCACTTGTGGCCGATAGTGGATATAGTGGACTCTCCCGAACCCGAGGTTTAGGTGCCGGTCTTTTCTGCCAGTCCCGAGGTTAGACAGTTTCATCAGTGACCTCTACCCAGTCACCAGCTTGCTCATCCCAAACATGGTCACCCTCAGCAGGGTAGGCGATAGGTGCCACCCAGAGGCAAGTGTCCTCATCGAGTACCCATGAAGCGTATGGGGTTGGAGGGATGAAAGCATCGCGATTTTCATCGTATGTGAAACCGATACCGGCATAGTTGTATCGGAGCGCTTTGGACTGGTCAGCGCTTGGCTCGCCGTCCGTGTAGTGGATACCGCCGTAAGTGTTGTAGGAAGTCTGCCGGTACACATCACCCGTGCGGGCGTTCAGTTCTTCCTCAAGCCCGTCATCTTCCTGCCTGCCCACAGTAACGAAAGTAACCAGGTTGTTTTCGTCTAGTTTTGCGAAGTGGCTCATCCTATTGTCACCGTTTCTGAATCTGTGGAAGTAGCGGTGACCGTGTAAACCATATCCGCGCCTGTCGTAATAACAGAATATGCGACACCGGAAGAAAACTTGAGTGTCGTGCTCGACGATACCCGCAGAATCACAACACCGGAACCACCGTTGCCTCCCACCGCGGGGGCTGTCTCAGCACCACCCCCACCTGAGCCTGTGTTTGGGGTTCCGTTGCCACCACTAATCGAATCGACCCCGCCAGCACCTCCCCCACCCGCGCCGCCAGCACCGCCAGAAGTATTCTGACCAGCGCCACCGCCACCACCAGCCCGCGTTACCGCTGAACCCGTAATAGAACAGGAAACCCCGGCACCCCCAGCGGTTCCGGCAGTGCCAGTAGAGTTTACGCCAACCGCGCCAGCACCCCCACCACCAGCCGCCCCCGTATGCCCGGCGTTACCGTTACCGCCCGCGAAACCTTGATTAACTGTCCCAGACGCACCCGTAGTGCTATCACGGAAACCGCCACCACCCGAGCCACCCGACCCCGGTGCAGTTGCACCACCCGCACCGAAACCGCCACCCTCACACGTCACTGCGCCAAAAACGCTATCCGACCCCTTAGCGCCAGCAGTATTGTTCGTTGTCGCGCCTGCCCCGCCAGCACCAACAGTCACCGTATAAACAGCGCCCGCAATCAACGCGGCCTCAGCGGAAGCGCCCCCACCAGAATCATCCCCCGCAAAATTTGACCGATACCCACCAGCACCAGCACCAGAGCCACCAGCACCCGAACTGAAAACCCCACCACCACCACCACCAGCGATGACAAGATAAGACAAAGGGAACGCTGTACGCATCGTGTTCCGCTTATCAAAGTTCAAAATCGAACTGTTTGCCATGCTCGTTACAGCCATAACAAGCCTCCCTAAACTGTTACTTCAGCACCGAAAGCATTGACGCTCAACCGGTCAGCAGTACCCGCCTGAGCAGACACCACATCAGTAGCCTTCAAAGTGATACCCAAAGTCAGCGTGGTCGAATCATTCGCCGCGACCGGCACATCATAAGCAATGTAATGCTGGTTCGAAATCGCATCCCCATCCACACGGATAGCCAGACGGAAAGTGTCAGCGCTCGCGTTACGGTTAGCGATGATAACCGTGCTGATAACCGTCTCAGTACCAGAAGGGCAGGTGTAAAGAGTAGTTAGCGAAGTCGTAGTCAAATCCAACTGACCAAGTGATTTGTATGATGTTGCCATTTGTTATGCTCCCATGAGTAGAAAGTTAGTTTCGAAACCTACGCTTGCCCCACCAGCAGCAATCCATGCCGAGCCAGTGTAATATTCAAACGCATCCGTGTCGCGGAGGAAACGGAACTGGCCTTCGGCGGGTGACGGCAAAGCAGTATCGGCTGCCGCCGAGTTTGAGTACACCGGAATGACTTGATCCTGCAAAAAGGTTTGAACGTTGCCAGCTGTCAACACCTCACCGGCTGTGAAGGTCCGGTATCCTGCAGGTGCGCCAGCCATTATTCTCCTAGAATGCTAAAGCGTTATTCTCGTTCAGTGTACCAAATACCTCGTCGTCTAGCACTAGGAAAGTCCAGTCGAGCGAAGCGACACTGAATGACACATCGTGACGGGTTGTCTGAATGTTGTGGGCGATTCGGATGATCTGGCCGAACTGTTCAATCGGGTCGCCAATGTCGTTCGGGGTGAACGTAATCGAAATAATGTCACCGATTTCGAGGGCAAGGCAGGACGCTTTGTGCGTT